ATTCCACTACACTTTAATCCTATTTTAATTGGAGATCCCATACTTTCATTGTCATCAACAAACATTTCAAAGCTTTTCATAAAATCGCTATTTGAATAAATTTTATAAAAATTATCTTGATTTGATCCAGTTGTGTTTAATAAACCCCCAGTTATTTCAAAAACATCTAGATTTTCTTGTAATGGAGATTTTGTCTCATAAAAAGAAACATGATTTGAAATTCTAAATTCTGGTATGATTGACATGTCTTTTCCAATCTGCCTTGCACCATCAATATAGTTTTCATAAGAATCGTAAAATGGGNTTTTGCCTGATTGCGAACCTGCTTCCCACTTTGCTTCGCCGCCGGGAATAGACCAAGCAGTCATATCTTTAAAACGTGTACCGCTATTAACCCCCTCTATTTGCATCCCATTAATGTTGGCTGCGGAAGAAAGAAAAGTTAATGCGTGCTTTCTATTATAAATTGGAGCAGGTCTCAAGCAGTTATCTAATTGAGCAAAATTTTTATTATTTGTTAATGCCGCCGTTCCCCAAGAATATTGATTCTGTAAAATACCATTATCAACAGCACCAGAGATAGCTGGAACACCAGCGGATGCTGAGTTATACCAAATTCCATAACGAATAAAAGAAGCTTGAGAAAACCCAATTCCTTCCTGGTCTGGATATATATCCCAGTCCCTATATCCATCCATTGTCCAAACACTTTGACTAACATTTGAATCAAAGCCATTATCAGTTGTATCAGCAAATGATGTTCTAAGAGTTCTATTGTCTCGCCAAGGAAATGTGAATGTTGTTCTCTGTCTCACATATTTTTTATATGTATAAACTTGCGGGGGGTAAACTGTTTCTCTGTAAATTGCGGCTTCAAATATATCAAGAGGACTCTTATCTCCAACGAGAGCACCTTTTAAATATAGTTTTTTAAGTTCTTCGTAATCAGATGCAGTTAAATCAACCAAACCCAATTCTTTATTTAAATCAGGATTATTAAATTGTACGATAGCATTGGCAAGAGGAGTGGTAATACTGATTCTTTTCATTCCTTCGCTTGTGTTTGTAGAACCTTGAATAAGCACTGGTTTGAATTTTGATACAACTGGTGTTTCTGTGAATGGTAAAATATCTCCATATCTAGCTCTTTGGCGGTTTGTTACACCGTTCCTTGTAAAGGTAAATTCTGGCCCTGGTTCTCTCACAACTGTTAAAATGTTTTCTTTAATTTGTCTGCGAGTTAATACATTTTGGCCAATTCTTACTTGCTTCCATGTTGGGAACCCATAAGGGCCATTTCTGTGAAGCATAAGAGCGGGGAAAAATGATGCTGTTGTTGGTAAATGATGTGAAAAATTAAAATTTTTAAATATAACACCCGTAAAATCTGGTAATATATCTGCATTGGTCCCAAAAGCTAAATCAATACCAAAATGATTTAAATACACTTGTAAATTAACACTCCCAATATTAGTAAGTTTAGTTTCTCGCCCTTCATGACTTAAAGCAGTGTACACAGCATTTTGATTTTCTGGGTTCCATCCAGTGGGTTCATATATAAATGTATTTAATCCGACAAAATCTTGATAATATTTGCTCATTCTATTCTCCGAAAATTTCTGAGGCAGTTGGGAAAGTTATTGCTGGCACTACAAAACCAGAATCCCCNTCTATAATTACTGATGAACTCAAAATTCCATCTTTTGGTGCATAACCGTAAACTCTTTGTTTTCCACTTGTAATTGANTAATTACTGCCCAGTGAAGAAGTTAACCAACTATATTGAAAATCAGATTGCGGTATNGGCGAGGTTAAAAAAGCATTGTCGCGAGTGTTTTTAAGAACTGGCGATAAAACAGTTGATGCATCTGTTGGACGTTTTCTGCCATTTCTTTGAATTTTATGAAAATTTGGAACAACAACATAACTTTCTGGTACAGGTTCAGCATGTTGTGAATCTGCTCCAAACTGACCGCAATGTCTTCTTAAAAGTGTTTGTAAACCTTCACGATAGTTGTTTTGACTGTTCATCCGGATTGTACCGGCTTCGCCACTTCCAGAAGAACGAACAGTATAATTTCTATAATTTAAATTATTATATACTGAATATTCTCTCGCATAAACATCAAGGTATCCGAGGGAATTTACTTCGATACCGCCGGGTGCGGAAAATCGTGAAGTAATGATTGTATTTGTTGTTGAGCCTGTTATGACTGAGTTGACAACATCTAGTGAAAAAATCCTCGACTCAGTTACACCAGCAACTCCACCAGTAACTGCCACAGGGCTTGCAAAGCTACTACCGGGACTTGGGGCTGGGGTAAAGCCAGAAATAGCAATTGCCAAATTAGGGTCACCTGTGCTCGAAGTGATTTGTATTATAGCTTTACCAGCAGACGGAGCATCAGCCGTAATATTAAATGTGTAGTTTGCTTCAAAGAAAGAATTATTCGTCTCAATAGCTCCCGTAACATTCGCAAAATATTCAGCATTAGAAGAACCTGTCAAAATCCTTGTCGAGCCAACAGCAACTCCGTTATTAGAAGGGTCCATCTCAATGGTTGCTACTTGCCCATCTACATTTGATATTCTTAATTTATCGCCGTCGGCAACACTTGCTCTTGTATTTACAACAAAAGATCCGCTGTGCAATACTCCTGCTACACCAGCATTACCAATAACATTGGCATCAGGTTGTCGATTATTTACNTAAGTTCCAAAAACATTGCCAGAGGGATAAGGTGCTTGTCCGAATAAAGACATTGGGTGTGTTGTTTCTGGTAGGATTGAACCAATTGAAGTCGGTAGATAAAGAGACTGCTCTGGGTTCTTTCTCAAATATAGGTTGTTTTCATGCTTTCCAAAACTCTGAACGATTTCATAATTTTCTTTATAATTTCCATGAGAAAAGAATGGACTACCATCCGAATTGGTTTTAATATTCTTAATATTAACTGGTCTTTTTGCTCTTTCTTCACGATAATATGTTGCAGCTTTTCTTGCCGGGTCTGGGTAGGGGCCGCCGTAATCGGCACCGACAAAACCAATAGCACCATCAGAACCAGCCCACTCGCTAAAGACAATTTGCCATGCCTCTTCGCGAGTATATTCGTTATGAAGTCCATTTGGAGGTGCAGTACCGGTATCATCATCTAGTCTTAAAGAGTCGTAATAATTTAAATCGACATGACGGTGTTGATGACCACCGACCCAATTTTGAGTAAATGTTCCTTGCATCGGAATTTCATTTGTGTAATCTGTTGTATCTGAGTGTATATTTGTTAAGATTGTGCCGCTATGAAAGTGTTCCACAACTCTTGCATTAAAGCCAGAATCAAGTGTACCAGAGATGAAATTTATAGGAGTTTTTTCTGTTCCAAATGTAAATAAATAAGCATCATTTTCATCAACAGGGCCATCAGGTGCGATTGGATTATTAGAATATTTTCCAACATAACCTTTAAGTATGGTTTTTTTCTTTTTGTTTGGATCTATAACATCATCACATTGTTGTTGCTCAATCACACCTTGACCAGTTGATTGACCAAATAAAAATGTATTTAATGGGACGCCGCCTGCGGTTTCGCCTGCTCGTTGAACAAAATTGTGTATAATATTTCTATCTTTGTCTTCGGAATAGTTTATTCCACCATGAACAACATGCTTTAGATTTTTACTTAATTTATACGGTTTAGAAAGAGTTCTAAAAACATAAGCGGAGCCAGAATATCTTGTATTGTCAGTTTTATGGAAAAAAGGCAATGTAGTTTTATTATTAAAATTTGTTGCTTCTTTTATAAATTCACGATCAGCAATATCTTCTCTTTCTTTTCTATGTTTTTGCCATAAACAATTTTCATCATCATTTGATACAACTGGTGCATGCCCAAATTTCCAATTGTAATTCAACTCGGCATGACCTTTTGCTGAACCTTCAGTGGAAGAATATCTGGTTGTTATCGGAAATTTATTTTGATATTTATTTCGTTCTAAGATGTGACTATCAATAACATTCGTCACACCACCAGAGAAACGTGCACTAACAGGAAACAAATCTTCTACAATTCTAGAAATAGCGGTATCGATCCACTTAAAATATTCCATATATTTATCAAGATCGGGAGTCTCACCAACTCTTTCAAAAAACATTCTTCTAAGAAGGTTCAAGCCCTTATATTCAGAACGATATTTATCTACCGAGTTTCCAACCAAATTGTTAAATTCAACAATAGAAGAAAACATGTTTAACATTTCCTCAGAAATTGTCTGATACATACTCTTTTCAAGGGTGTAAAAATTATCACTTACATCTTCATCTTTTATAAAAAACTTTTCTTGATCATCTTTTATGATAACATTGTCGGAAACTACAGATATTTCTGGTAGTTCTTTTTTATGAGCATAAATATTTTCGTTAGAAACAAAAGAAGTTTTGGAAGCTCCGAAACTAAAACCTTCGCCTCTGTGTTCTCTTCTAATTATATTATCAATCCATCCATATATTGTATCAGTGGAGCCACTAGAAAAATCATCAACTATAAATCTTCCCGTTGCGTTGGATCCTGTAACTAAATCAAAATTCCAATTTATAGCCAACACATCAGAGCTTGGAACAGAAGCAGTCAATTGATACCCAAAGGTAGTGGGAGGATATATACCATCTCTCAAACCATAGTTAGATGGATCAAGGTTGTGTTGTTGTATAATATTTTTGTCTAAATAATCTTCATAGTATCTAAAAGATCCAAGCTGGATATCAGAATAATCTATTATATTACCCTTAAAACCGTTCCAATGTGCCCCAGCATAAAAACGTTTTGTGTTACTAAGAAAACTTGAACCACTGTCATAATTTAATGATGTTGTTAATAAAAATTCATCTCTTATATCTCCATAATCATGTGTCACACCATAAAATTCTAATGTATATGTAACAGGGGCACTCCCAGAAGCTATATTTCCTATTAATTCGTATTTATCTGGTCTAACACTAACTGCTATATTCCATCTTTGATCGTCATAGATTTCTAAAAATTTTGGCGATTCAAGTGAAAGCTCACCGTCTTGGTTTTTTATTACAAATTTAGCATTATTGCTTTGTGCTGATTCTTTTACCAAGTAAACTTGAAAATTAGCTTTTTCGCCCGAAACCCAACCATAATCGTCAGGATCTGCTGGGTTTGCTTCATGTAATCCAAAAATAGATGAAGAAATAAAAGATGTTCCAAAATGTCCTGTTTTGTGTGCTGGTATTTTGTATGGAACAATAATGTCTGCTTCTGCTGTAAAGGCAGAATATCTCTCTAACTTTTCTGCTCCCGATCCTGATATAAAAGTATTTGTGTTAATTACTGATGATGTTTGATATATCGTTGAAGAAAAATAATTTGGATCATTAAAATTTATATATTTTGTATTCAGCGATGTTCGTTTGGACCTATTATCAAAATAATGTGTACCCCCATCAGTATAAATATTTAATTTTATTAGTTCATCATCAATTCCAAAACAGCGAATAAGATTTCGAACAGAACGCTCGGTTCNNNTAGATTTAAAAATATGTTCCAAGTTATTATAAATGTTTGTATAAATTAAATTTTTAACTTCAACAATTTTCTTTTCGTATATGTTGCCTTCCTCATCTCTATCTCCAAATTTCTCTAAAATATTAGAATCAACAAAAAGACCATTAACTGTAATTCCCTTCTCTGAGAGCAGTCTATCAGCAAATGGCAGTGGCTTTTCGTCACTTTGTATGTATTTTTTGTTTTTTAAATTTGGTATTTCAGTGATTTGAGTATGCAGTGTATCAAAATAGTTTGATATAATTTGAAATAAATATTTAACATTTTTATTGGAAGCTTCATCTTCTTCTGCCATCCAGCTTGGTAAAGAGTTATATAGCATATTGCCATTTTCTTGATCCCAATCTGAACCAGATGTCTGCATCTCGGTTTTTAAACTAATAACATCTGGATGTGTGCTATATATAATTGGATCGGCTATCTCAGAAGAGACTAAACCGGAATCAGTAAAAGCAGAATCGGTTGACCGAGCACCAGAAGAATATCCCGTCCAAGAGCCGTTGGCGATTCGTCCAGAATAATCTAATACAACAGAATCTGTTGTTGTTATTCCGGTAATACCTTCGTTAAATTTATAATAGACACCGAGCTTTACATTCGCGTCATCAGTGTTAGTTCCACCGCCAATGCCTCGATACCAATTATTATGAATTTCTTCTGAGGTTCTCCGAGTTTTCCAAAAGCGGAAATCATCAAGAGAAGCAGAAAGTTTACCAGCGAATTGTGCGCCAGAGCCCACCTTCGCGTCTGTTTGTAGAGCACCGATATACCCATTCACTAATCCTGGGAAATCGCCAAAACCTGTTGCTCCCAAGGTCCTTTCGTCATCTAAATTACCATTTTGGTATAGACGAGAAGTGATCCCAGAGGAGGCAGAAACAAGGCTTAGAGCATAATGTGACCAATTTGCAAGAGATCCAGTAGTGATACTTGTTGAACCAATAACACCTTCATATACCCCCGTAGAGCCCGATTGTAGGGTAATTCTAAATGGATTTGCCCCAGCAGTTGTAGAGCTTGTAAGTATAAGAGTTAGACGACCATANTCAGCCGCCCCTACTGCNTTGCCATTCCAAAGGTCAACAATAACTTCTTTTTCTGTTTTTGTGATATCAAAGGCATCTTTTTTAAGCCAGAATTCAATCGTGACACCTTCAGAGCCATTAACATCGTATGTAATTGTCCTATCTTTTGAGGCATCATAAATGACTGATTTTTCAAAAGTGTTTCTTAATGGTTTCCCTTCCATCCCAGCAGAAGCTGTGTGCATTCCTCCGCGAGAATAGATATACTCATAATCCGCTGATGAATTTGGTAAGCCATAGCCGTTAGTTATGGAGGCGGCAGTACCCCATCCGTTTGCTGAAAAGATAGCATATCCAGTTGATTTTGGATATTTATTATCAAAAACCCACTTATCAAGATAAGAGGAAGATAATTCAAATAATATTTTTTCTCTTTCAGAGCCGTCATATGGATAATCTCCATATATTCTTTCTATTGTTTGAGTATAATATTCATAAGCAGAGCCATATTTTGCAAAATTAGAAGCAGTTGCAAAATCTATGTTTGGCTGAAATGTTGAATTCTGTTCGGCCTTTGTTTGAATAAAATCAAAAGATTCAACAGTCGAGCTACCGCTTGTTGCACTTTGAAATGTTGTTCCTTTTGTAAATAAATTTTTAATACTCATCTTTTTCTACTCTGAACTTGAACAAATAAGGCTGTTCTCGATAAGAAGAAACAGAATCCTCATAAAAACTATACTGGAATCCGTAAGTGTATCCCGCCTCTAGCATAGATAAATCAAGATCAAAATAGTTACCAGAAACATCGTAAGATAACATAGAGTAATTATTGTCACTTGAAGCTGTGCCATAAGGAATAACAATTTTTTGATCAACCACTCTTGTTACTTGATATGAGGCACTTTCAATAATTAATGTTTGAGGACTTGCTTGTGCTTTTGTATATATATTTGGACTCCAATTCTTGTTTCTTACATATAATCTAAATCTCTCTGTTTCATTATCAGAATATGATTCTTTAAGATTTGGCATTGAAATTACATATTTACCATTTGGATTGATATTTGATGCATATAATATTTCTGGCTCTATTACACCTGTGTGAAATTGAACAGCCGCTGCGGCAGCATTAGTAATTGTTCCCGATCCACTAAACCAAACGTCATATATTGTTTTTAATGCGGAGGAACCTGTATAAGCAAAAGAAGCGGAATAAATTCCAGTTGAAACATAGCCACCAGTGACAGCCAGTATTGCATTATCGTTAACACCGCCATTAGCTTGATCATCAATAGATAATACTAAAGCAGACCCTGATGGTTCATCATCAGAAGCGGATCCAGAAAAAATACTAACATATATTTTATCTTCTCCAATACTAGGAATATTTGAAAGCTTACCTCTAACATAATTATATAAATAAATTGTATTTAAATTATCAGCAGCGGGAGCTAAAGAAGAACTAAAATAAAAATCACCTCGTTGATCTTTTAAGCTAGAATCCCATCGAGCTTCAATATTTGGTCTTTCAAAGAAAAATTCACTATCTCTAGCAAAAAATTTCTTTGTATAATAAGATATAACAGCATCCCCCGTAGCTTGTACAGAGCTAGCTGCCTCATAAGAAGAAGACAATTTAATCAAAACACCATAATTGTTTTTTGAACCAAGAATATTACCAGCACTATTAATCCACTGCTCAACAAGTGTTGTAATATCAATTGACAAATCTTCTGTTCCAATAGGGAATGATTGCTCAAATGATGAACTTGAATCGGTATAATAATCTCCACCTTCTGAAGTCCATTTACCAGAGCCCCCAGTGAAACCAGTAGCTGAATTGAGAACTGACAAGTCAGTGACACCAGACAGGTCTACAGCCGTATTTCCAGCAAGTCCTGTTGTTTTTTGTTTTATTAATAGTCGCATCTCTGAGTCAGAATCCCCGATTGCGGTGATAGTTGTTGCTTCTATATCTAAATTTGAAAGAGATGAGTCGTTTATAGCAGATTTTATAGTATTAATTATGTCTGTTGTATTTGAGTCACTGTTCATTCCAATGGACCCGTTTGTTACAGTATCATTAGCTATATTAAATGTAAAAGTTTGAGATGTGCCATCTGAATCAGTAAGTATGAAAGTTTGACCGCTCATTGCTGCTTTGTTAGCACCACCTTGCAAAACCATGGTGAAAGATGCATTAACAAAGCTACCATTGGCATTAATCCAATTTGAACCAATCTTGTCGTAAGTCAAATCAGTATAATTATCTAAATCTAGGCCATAACCCTCTTCCCAAGATCCATTAATAGCATTTACAGTTAATTTGTAATCTCTTGGCAATGTCGAGGAGTGTGGTGCATTATATAAATTTAAAAAGAAATTAACATTTCCTGATGCTGGTATAGTTCCCGCTGTTCTATCTGAACTGATATCTGAAATTGGAAATTTAATCAAAATTCTTGAAAGTTCTGCTGATGTCGATGACTGTTGTCCATAAATTGAAAATGTCTCTAATATGTCAGCCGCCCCAGCATTGGAACCTGTTCCTCTTTGTGTAAGGTTTTCTTCAAACGCATTAGTTATTGTATTATCTGCATCTGCTATGTATCTTTTAATAGACATTATTTAACTGTCCCTTTAATATTCGACTCGTCGTTTTTTAACTCATAGATGGCATTTTGTGGAATTTTTATAAAAGTGCCATCTTTAGAAAGTGCATCATCAAAATTTAATGGTGTTGTAGAGTAGATACCACCTGTTAAATTAGCTAATTTTACTTGCTTTACATCTATGATTCCATCAATATCATTTAAAACTTTATAAATTCTTGTTATATAAATCGGCTCGCCAATATAAGCAACCTCTGAAAATAAATCTTTTATCTTATTTATACATTTTGTTAATGTTTCGTCTGGGTCGTACCTTTTATCGAGATGAGCAGAAAATTCTATTGAAAAGTTTATTATTTTAGCATCATTTATTTCGATTACATCATTAAGCATTTTATAGGTGCCAAGCCAATTTTTTAAATTATTTTTTGTGACTTCTCCACTTGAAGCTAAATTTCCATCTGAAGCTTCAGAAATAATATATAATGCTAATCTACGATTAGTTGCTGATGGATCATTTATAATATTTGCTCTTTTAATTGCTCCAAATTTTGCTGGCATATTATAAACTAATGATTCATAATCTTGTTTTGAGACAGCACGGTTTTGGGAAGCATAGGAACTTATTGCTCTTTGTTTTAATTCTTCTAAAGTTATAGATGTATTGACAGAAGAAATCGGCTCTTCATTAGTGACTTCTAAAGAATTTTTAACAATTGACAAAGTATCACCATCGAGCAGTGGTTCGTTTTCAAACACCATATCTATCTCTCCAATCGTAACAATGCTGTTTGCCCCAACACTGCTTCCTATGGCATCATTTGTTCTAAAAGAAATTGCTAATGTTGTGTTGACCGGGGCAATTCCCAACTTATTGGTTGACAACAATTTAGTAGGATCGAAAGATTTATTAGTTATCGTTTTTTTACCATGTAAATTTAATGCTATTTTAGCTGGATCTGCTATGCCTTCCGACTCTTCTTCTTCAGATCCAAAACCAAATTGAATATAAGTTCCACCATCATCTCTTTGAACAACAAAACGTCTAGTTGCCACAAATGGCTTTAAAATTGAACGAACCCCATCAGACGAAGCATTTTTGTTTGTTGTTTCTACAAAGATTACTTCTTGTGCTAGATTATCAACCTCATAATATTGACGACCTTCTGAATCGTAAACACTTGTGATTTCTGTAATATCAGGGCTACCGACTCTAATTCTCTTAAATCTCTCGAATACAGATCCAACAGTAACATTGATTTTATTGAACACACCAGATTGTACCATACCAGATGCCCGCACAGCAAAATAAGTGGTGCCGCCAGTTGTTGCATCAAATCTGGCTGCTACAAATTCATTATCAGAACTATTAAAGAGTATATCTTCCAATAAATTAAAATTAATACCTAAATTAGTTGTAAAAATAGATCCCCTCTTTAGTATTGGCAAATAAGATAAATCTGGTGCGGTCCCTTCAGCATTAGCAGGACACAAAATGTATGCTGTTATTACACCATAAGAACACGGTGTTCCAGAATAATTATATCCCAAAGCACGGGCATGTTTTCTAATGTTATCAAACTCTATAGCCGTATCCAAGAAGCTTTCGTTTACACTATAATCTATATAATATGATAATATATCTCCTATATATGCCACAGTATCCAACACTAGAGAACCAAACGATGCATCTGTAAAATCCTGATATGAATCAGGATAGTATCTTTTAGCATAGTCTACTAAATCTTGCTTTATTGAAGCAAATTCTCTATTTGTATATTTTATATTTATGTTTTTACTATTTGGCATTAAAAGAAAACTCCGCAAATCACAATAAATAGATTTCTAGTTAATTATTTGATACAGTTATATCAAGGATATCCACAATTTTTGCAAAATCTATTTCATATTTTAAAGATATTCTAATACTAATCTCACTCACGGGATCTATTAAAAGCTCTAGGATTGTAATATAGGGAGCATAAATAGAAATTTGTTGAACTAATCTATCTCGAATTAATTCCAATAAATCATACGAATTTCTTTCAAATAAAGCTTGAGTTATTCCGACACCAAAATCGGGAATCATTATTCTTTCATTTGGGTTTGTTAAAATAATGTTTTTTAAATTAAATCTAACCGTCTCTTTTAGTTCAGCTAATTCATAACCTGCATTTTCATCTGTTATTTGTAACGGGAATTTTAAACCCGGTGTTTCTTTTGGCATATTTTATACCCCTATCTTTTAATATTAAATAATGAACCAAATTGGTTTTTACATGGTTTTCCTTCTTTATCGGTTGGTTTTCCAGGCTTTACTCTTCTTCGCACAAGCCACGATACCTCTTCAGTGAAGGCAGTCGCTGCATATGTTTTAGCGAGGGCTCTTTCGGTTGCAAGCGATAATTCATCAATCTCTTCTTCTTCGCTAGGTGGGTCAAAATCATTTCTTTTGTAATTTGAAACAAAAAGTTTTCTACATTCAGACCTACAATCATTAAAAAAGTCTGTTCTATCATCTTCTGTTGGAAATGAAGCTTCATCGGCACCAAACAAGCCAGCTAAAGCACTCACATCAGGTTCCTGGCGTTCGTTTATGTCCTGACCCAGAGAGGCAACCAAATTCATATCGGAATAACATGCAAGTGTTGACCCTACCTTTTTAATATTAAAAACTCTATTAAAAATAAGATCAAACTTATTGCTCTGTGTTAATCCATCTATAAAACACTTTATATCTTGATTAAAATCTTCATTTGCTTCTTTAAAAGAAGATAATTTTTTATCTAAAATATCCTGTTCATAAGAAGCTAATGGAATAAAAACTATATCATTATCTTTATTTAATAAAAATGTTTTTTGTTCTCTAGATTTTGTAACAATATCGTCAATATTGGTAATACTTAACGAAGTCTTAAAACTTTTGGGAGTTGCTAGTACCACTCTAACACCAAATTTTATTCCAATAGAACCTTTATATTTGTTTTCATCTTTTGAATCCACTTTTGCATTTCCAAACCAATCAGAAACATTAGCTTCTTCTGGTATTTCTACGGTATTTAAAAATTGTATAAATTCTTTAACATTTTGAATACCAGAGGGCAAATTATCAGGAATTAAAAATTTTGCAGTTTCTCTCATTTCCGCAGGTGTCATTCCGGGTGTTAATCCAGTTGTTTCAGATTTATTTGCTTTTGGAACAATTCTTAAGTATTTTTCTAAATATAGTCCACCTAAACGACCGACTTTTTCTATTTGAAAATCATTTAAATTCATTAAATCGAAAGCACTTGTTCCATCGGATTTAGCACAATGATTTATTGTACCATATGCCTCAGTTGAAGATTGTACACCCAAATCGACGCCGGATGCACCTCCGATGGGAACTTCAACATCATATATCCCGGCTCTAATTTTATCTCCCAACAGAACTCTTGACCCGCCAATGAAAAATTTATTAATATCATATACTAAAGGACGAGGGTTCAATTCAACAGCTAACTTATCAGAATATCTTTTCATTTCCATACTAATAAGTCTCTTTAAAAATACTATTGCTGCATTTTCATTTTCAGCTATTGTAGCTATTTTTGCAGCAAAGTTCATTTGAGATTGTGTCCAAAATCTAAACGAACCTCCGTTCATTATTGTTTGGAGAGTTACTGATCCTCCCTTGAACGACCTATCTCTTTCAAACATGGAAGGTTTGAAAGTATCTGCCCAACGACGCGTATTTTGTGCGATTAAATAACCACCTACGGCTGGATATGCATATACATCATCAAATGCCTCTCTGGCTGCTGATAGAAACTGTGTTATATTTCTTGGTCTAGTTTTTGGGTCTCGCAATTCAACTTTAAAATCATTATCAAAAAGAGCACCAGTATCTCTCTTTGGTTTTACATAAGCTATTTGAGCAGTATTTATTTGATCCATTGCGGATTGTGCTTCTTTGTCAACGGTCACCTGGCCAAGCTGTACCATTCTATTGTATGTTTGTGCACACTGCTCTAGAAATAAAAGCCAATAAGTATATCCTTCATATGTCGAAGCAAACATAGAATATTCACTTGACAAAGATTGTTGCATTTTTGAAGATATATACTCATATATTAACTCATCATAATTTTTATCATTCAATGCTAAATTGCCATGAATATTAAATGAATTAATCAAAAATTGTGTCACATGTACACGTATTGTTGCTATTATTACCTGTTCTAATGCAGCAAGGGTTGCAGAGGAGGCAATCTTTTCAAATGGCACCTCTGTTAAACACTCTGGTGATTCTGATAATTTATCGCTTGGTGTTATCTTGTCTTCTTTTTCTTGTAATTCTTTTTCTAATTGCTCTAGAGAAAGAAAATTCGTACCTCTTGGACCACACCCATCTATATTTGGAACTATTAATTTAGTAAACGAAAGCCAACCTGATGGCATGTCTGGTTCTATGTAAATGTTTGGCAGTGTATAAGACCCACCGTGCCTCAAGGGGTCCAAAAATTTAACCCTTGGGTTATCAGTCATGCTTTTTCCTAATATTCCGTCTTCTTCTTCGTGAGTATATTCGGTTGCACCAGGGGCTGGATCTACATATGTTAAATCTTCAAGTGTTATAAGTTCTTGTTCGCCACCGCCGTGTACAAATCCATTACTAGGTGAATCTGAATCTTCTTTATTTAAAAGGGTTGGCATGAAATCTCTAAACATAAAATTATTAACTTCAGATAAAATTTTAAATGTCTCATCTTTTGAAAATTCAAATTGTCCAATTTTTGAAACACTTGATTCTAAGAAGTTTTTAAAAACAAGATTTCGAAATGTATTTGTACCACCAACCGGCATTTCTGGTTTCTCAAGAGCTATTTCTTCATCAGTTGGGATAAAATTATTAATATATTTATCCTTATCGGGTGTTATTATATTTTCCACTATAAAATTATTTGTTGTATCACTGCTAATACCCTGGAATTGATAATTGAAATTAGGGCTGTGGTATTTAACATTATTTGTAACAGTTTTGATTGTTTCCATTAAAGTAATTTTTGATGTATACCTTCCTTCTTTCTCTATTATACCATTATCATATTCAAGTAATATTTTAGATTCGTCTGTATATTTATAATTTTCTTTGCCCGCATCTACATTTTCAAACAATCTTGTTCTCATTTGATTACCAACTGTATCTGGAAACGGTGCTTCATTATCATAAAAGCCAGCCCATGCTAGAATTCTAAAAAATAAATTATTTCGAACATTCATGTGTTTTGCATAATTGTATCCCACTTTATCACTTGTCAGTACCAATAAGATACCTTTTGTATCCCAAAATTCAAGAACATTTTCTTCAATAGTATCATCAATAAAGGCTTTCTGAAGACGTGCAAACATACCTTTCGATAAAGCTTCTATATCTTTTTTTATTTCTTCTGGTGTTTGTAAAAGCGATTTATTCACAGCACAATCTGGGTCTGGGTCTGCGAAAAGTTCATTTATTCCGTCTTGAAAGTTTGGACCCTCTGCTAAAGCCTTAGCTAAGTCAGATAAATCCGATTTAGCTCTATTTCTCTGATTGTCTACAAACTGCTGTGCTATATCGGGATCTCCGATTTGAGTAGCATATACATTTTTTAAATCTTCATAATATTGCTCCGCTTGTTCGTTTGTTAAACAAATACTTGGATCAAGAGGAAAAAATTGTTGTGGATCAGCAGCTAATTCGGCGGCGCGCTGTTTTTGTTCATCTGTAAGATAATTTCCAGCATTTTGTAACATCTGGTCAAGACCTTGCGGAGTAGCAAGGTTTGAATAATCAGGGTGCAAAATTGACAATGTTCTTGATACATTGGCAAGAAAATCTGGGTCTCCTCTACCAATCATTGCATTTAAATAATCACTTTCTGATCCTAATGTGGACATTGTATCTAAAATGTCTTGAGGAGTTGTAGCACCACGTTGCGGAGAACCAGTCAAATCAAACAAATTATCAATTGCTTTATCTTTTTCTTCTTCAGTTAGTGCATCTCCGCAAACCACATCTGCTAAAATTTCTGAAAAGGATCTTGGAAATCTACCACCGTTTTTAGCAGCTTCAAGATTATCTTTGGCAATTTGACCCAAACCTGTTAAACCTTTACAACTTGTATCAAGTCCAGCACTAATTGATTTTAACATCAATGCGGAAACAACTTGTGACATTGTTTTTTTAAAAGCATATAGAAAAGTGTCTTTAATATTTTTCCACATATCAAATGTATCAGGAAGAGCACTTAATGCTGGGAGTGAAAAGGGTCTTGTTTTTCCTTTTCCACAAGCCCCAAGGGTAAAGGTGCCCATAAATTCATCTATTGGTGGATAAAAGAAAGAGTGGTTTGGACAATCGAAGGCAGCAAAAAACTCACTAACAATAGTAGACCCAGGAAGTTTGTCTAGTCCCTTCATAATGTCTTGAACCGATCCATTTTGTAAAATTGCATCAGCATAGGCCCCCATTAGCTCTTTTTGTACATTACCGACTGCTCTTCCATAAGTCCCTTGTTTAAATTGATCTTCTTTTTTGTGTTGTACATACCAATGTTTTTCTTTCTCTTGTTCAATAATTTTTGCTTGTTCTTCCTCTGTCTTATCTGAGAAACCAATATAATCTGGGTTTTCTTTAATTTGTTCTCTGGATTTTTCCCCAGCTTCAAGCATTTTTTGTTCGAGTTCTTTAAGTTCTTGTTCTGATTGTTTAATTAATTCATTAAATTCTTGTTTATATTGTTCTTCTGGTTTGACTTCAATTACTACATTTTTAAATTCTTCAAGTTGTTCTTTAGCTTGTTTTAAATCATCCTTGACCTTTTCAAGTTGATCGGTCTCGGCACTATAATTGTCTTTTGCAACATCTAATCTTGTTCTAGCTGCTCTAATTGCATCTGCATCGGTTGCGGTGGTGACGGCATCTCTTAATTCGTTTTCATATCTAGTTACAAGTTCTTTTAATAATGGGAGTTTAGCTTCAGTTAATAATTTTGAATTCTCTATACGCATGACTTTTTCTTCATGAAGAGAAATATTAGAAGACAATTTATTTGCTCGCTGCTCTATTGCCTCAATGTAGGTAGCATAATCAGGACCTTCATTTCTTGATTTTTCTAAAGATTCTGATTTTGCGGTCCACATTGCAAACAATTCCTCATATGTTTCATGAGTTCCTTCGCTTTGTTTAATATTTTCCAATGATTGGCGATCGTATGCAGCTTCTACATCTCCTGGTTCGTATCCTACCTCCCACGGTGCAGGTAACCCCTCAAATTCTTTTTCAACTTTTTCCCTTACAGCAGCTTGAGTGTCAGCAGGGAGCCCAGATAAAATTATTTCCATGCCTTCAGAAGTAACGGTTCCCAATAATCCTTTTAATATCTGTTGTATTCCTGTTTCAAAGGTCATTCCAGACATTAGGCATTGAATCCCTTTCATTACTAATTTTTTGTAATTACAAGGATTTACCGTGTTTAATAATTCAGCGAGCTTAGAATCATCCACATCTTGAGATGTTCTTGTACTTTTAACTGCTTTCTTCTCCATTAAGCCCATTTCTTTGAGTTGTCTGTTTTCCCTTTCTTTTTGGGCCCTCTCTAATTTTTTTAATTCCTCATCGCTGTTAAACACAGTTATTTTGCCTTTATCTTTATCTTTTAATAAACGGCAAGTGTTTTTACTAAATTGATATTGTAATGCATCAAAAAATGTCATTGTTGAGTTCAATATCGCATCATCAAGAGGTTGAAATTTATCTAATAAACACCCAATTGCATTAAATTTTGAATCCATGGAATTGCCATAATTTACCCCAAGAGTGGGGTAAGTGTGCTTGGCAAGAAAGTCTAACCAAGGTGGG